CTCTTGCTCTCATACAAGGACTGCCACTCTTTCATAAAGACACCAGTATCAGGACGTTCTGTATAAACAGCAGAGTTATTAGCCAAGGTTCTCTCTGGATTAGTGTGGGACCAAGCACCAGATTTGGCTGATCTCATACGATCATCAGATAGATTGGATAAAGAGATTAAAGCTGACCTACGTACTCCTCCTACAACTACTACATCTCCTACCTTGCAGACAATATCATGACACTCAATGGAATTAAGTTTCCTACCTCTGGCTTCTTCAAACTTACGAATGGTAAAGTCAAATAGATCCACCAATGGTTGTGGTCCACTTGCTCTCCCACCAAAAGTTCTTAGTCTTGAACCAGCAGGACGTATTTTACTTGCATCTATCTTGGGTATCCTATTTGTATATAGGAAAGAGATAAGATCTTTAAAGGCTCTTGCCCATCCTTCTTTGGAATCAGCTATGCTAATAACATCATCTGTTCTTTCAAAGTTCACATCAGGAATAGTAGGAAGCTGATTAATATACTGACGTTCCACAGAGAACCCCACCCCTGTACCATTCATAAGAATATAAAGTATCTCATCAAAGGACTTTGGATTATCCACGGGTATGTAAGAACAATTATATCCTGCTATGTTCTCACGTTCCAAGGCAGGGCCAGCAGCCATCAATGCTCTCATGCTTGGCATTACCTCAAGAGATAGGATAGCATTCCTTATAGTTGACCAATCCCTTGTATCAAGCTGATCTTTAATGCCAAGATTATTCTCTACATGATTACGAAAGAAAGTAATTAATCTGTTGACAGTTTCATCCCATGTTTCCCTACGTCCTTCTTCCTCTAGCCATCTGGAATATCTGGACAAGTAAATAAAATTCTGGTACTCAGTTGGTAAGTTCATCCACTTTCTCCCCATATTCTAATTCAATGCATAGATCAATATAATGTCTGGCCTTTAATAAGTCCTGTAGACCTTCTCCCTTTAAATGACTTCGTGTAATATATTTAATAGCATTTCCTTTACACCAATTAAGATCGTTAGCCATTATATATTCTGTCGGTTGTATCTTTAATTTTTTATAATGATCTCCTCCTACTTGATGTTCTCGTGCTGACATTTCATTGCTCCTATTTTGTAGTTCTAAGCATTCTGTAAATGTGATATCTGAATACTCCCTGTTTATCAGAGTTTATAACTTCATATGCAAAACTTCTAACGTACCCCGGCTCAACTCCAGCATGATCACATATAAATTCAAAGTTATCACACGTTACTCCCACACTACATTGAAACCAAGCCTTTGCCCTTTTCTTATACAGATCATTTTTATTCTGTGTAGCATCCAATAAAGCCCGAAGAATAACAGCCAAATATAATCTACGATCAGGATGTTTTTGATCAAACTGAATTATAGGATCTATAAATATATCATCTGGATCTTTGATCTTCATCTATATAATGCTCAACAGGTCTGTACCATTTTCCTCCTACATATGAATTGTAGAATGCTGGCTCATCTGTTCCCTCCAGTGTTGTTGAAAGTACGTTGTACTTCATTTGAAAATAACATTCATAATATCTTAAACTCCTTTTGTTTTTATACTCAGCTATCACCTCAAATTTAAAATGTTTCTTACCTGTCTTTTTAATATCATCCAGTAAAGACTTAGAGGAACCCATATAAATTTCCCACTTTGACTTTAGTTTACTTCTTCCAAGAAAATATTGTTTACATCCTATATATGCTTTTCTATTTTTCTTGTTAGTGATAATGTATACAAAGCCAAACTTATTCAGATTGGGAGTAAACTTCCTACGGGTTCCTCTTAATTTCCAATGCATTACCAGTTTAAAATTTCAGGGACATCAGGAGTTCTATCCACTTTCGTAAGATACCTGTTACTATTTGCATACTGGAATACACGTAACCCTTTACCATGATTAGCATCTTGCCAGCAAAGTCTTTTATGATTGCAGTATACACACCCCATAGCAAGCTTACGGTTACCAGAAGCCCCATCAGCAATATCGGAATAGCATTTATCAGGAGGTGTATCGGTATCCATAATCTTTTTAAGACGTTTAATTTTATCTCCTGCATTAATCATCTCCATTGAATGTACTGGTGTTAAACATATTTCTCCAGTTTGTTTGTTGATGGCAAGGAAGGCAGCTTCCTCCACATCATTCCCCTCTGCATAGGCAGAGATTTGTTCTATATACCCAAAAGGATCATCCTCTTTCAGAGTGCCATCCCTGAATTTGTCGAACCCTCTGTGAGAAGTACTCTTACAATCAACCAATACTCCATCTATTTTACAATCTTGATGCCCTTTAACTCCTTCCACATTAACTTCTTTCTGTGCTTCTGTTACCTCATGACCAGAAAGAACAGAGAATAGAATAAGAAGTTCTTCCAAGATATGTCCATATAGAAATTTAATACGTGTACTAGGATCTAGAGGAATAGATTGATCAGTACATTGCTTATCATACCATAGTTGACGAGCAGGTCTACCAATACTGGACAACCTTAAACCTTTTCTATAGGTAGGACTTTCATTAAGGAATGTTTTCACATGCTGTTCAACATGTTGTGCAAAGAGACTAACTTGTCTGTGCATTACATCCTGATCTAGATCATTACCTTCTGGCCCTAGCAGATTATATATATCCTGTACTAATGTGTCTATTGTTTTCATAATAAAAAAAAGGGAGGGGTGAGAATTGGTAAAAAGCCCCCTCCCATACTCCTTTCTTTAAGATGCTAGGGAAATTTCTTCATCAGTTTCATCAGCAGAGTATCCTTTAGTGTGAACTTCAAAGTCTTCTCCATCAGCTTCAGAAGCATAAGGAACAAGGTCCATAACCTGAACCCCCAACAAATGACCACTAATACCCTTACGACCACCAAATTCCCAAGGATAAGCCCGATACCTTACATTAACAGTGGACCCATTCCCCACAGCCGTACCCATCATAGTACGTTTCTGTGCATCTACAAGAGTAGGAGCACGATTAAGTTCTCCTGTCTTTTGATTACGAACCTTCCGTTTAACAGTAACGAAGTCACCCCGTTCGTCACCCTTGTTCTTAACATCCAAGCCATCTTCTTTAACGATAGCTAGATTTTCTTTATCCAGATTACAAACATCAATGGACCAAACCCCATCACTATCAAATGTAGTATTGGGTGCTACAATAGAAGCCCAATATGCTGTTCCAGAAATAACATTTACAGATCTTTTTACTTCAGACATTTTTACTTTTCTCCTTTGTTGAATTTAAAATGTATTATCTCATACTTTAAAACAAATGTCAATGATTTTCTTAGTGTGTCTCAGCCCATGTCTCTCCTTCTTTCCATGTAGAATCTAAAGGACAATTAAGTTCCAGTGTTTTCTCTGTGAATTGAATAGCTTCTTTACTTATCTTACCAAATTCCTTTACATCTTTCTTGGCAACTTCAAACTGATACTCATCATGAATGGAAGCTACCAACTTAGCATCAAGGCCAGATTGTTTAACTCGTTGTGTCATGTTCACCAACCAATCTTTACACACAACTGCTCCTGCTCCCTGTATGTAGGTATTCAAGGCAGCATGGGGTGATCTAACTTTTAACATTCGACCACCCACTCCTTCTATTTTATGTTGGTTTGGCTCTGTTAAATATTCTGTATGTATTTTTTCTCTAATTTCTTTTAAGGCTGGCATGTTCTTTAGGAATTTCTTTATTAATTTTTGTCCTTCTGTATATCCAGCCCCTACTATTTTACCAATCTTGTCTGGCCCTGCCCCATAACAGAAGGCATATATAAAAGTCTTGGCCTGATCTCTATTTGTTAAGCCAGCCATTTTCATATTGGCTGTGTGTACATCACCATTTAATACTTCATCTGTATAGGCTTTATTGTCCATCACATGTGCCAGACATCTAAGTTCAAGACCAGAAGCATCTGTGCCTACCAAAGAATGAGTGTGAGGATTAGGTACAGTCCAACAATCTCTGCATTCATATCCAAATGGACTACGTATGGCTGGTATCTGAGCCATGTTAGGACTGTGATGAGCCATACGACCTGTAATAGTACGTAAGGTTAATACTCTGCCATGTACCTTGCCAGTGTTATCCTTATAGGAATCAATCCATGATTGGATTTGGGCAATACGTTTCTGTAGAAGAAAGAACCTTGCAAACTTCTTGGCTTCCTCCATGCTGATGGTTGATAGAACATTCTCATTTACAATTACATTATCTTTGTCTGTATAATGAGTAGGCTTCCATCCTCTTTCTATTAGACGGTCAGCAATTTGTTTACGAGAACCTATATTAAATGGTATGTATTTTGTCTTGGTCTTTAGTTCCACTACAGTGGGTGGAAATTCTTTTAAAGACCACTCCGTTAAAGAATGAGCTTCATCAGATAATCTGGACAGTAAAGTTATTGCTTTACGTATGTCCAAAGCAAAGCCATTCTTCTCTTGCTGATCTATGATAGCCCTGACTTTATGTTCCAGATCAATGGCATAGGAAGAGAACCCCTTACCCTCATCGTTTAAACGGGCATACACTTTCTCAGTCAAGAGGACATCATTCTTACAATACTCAAGCATCTCTTCTGTATACTCAGAAAAATTATCACACTCCATCTTACAGAAACCAACCCTGTCTCCCCATGCTGATAGACTGTGCCCCTTCTCTCTTACTGGATCAAATAACTGTGACATTATCATTGTATCTTTTATTTGACTCAGTTTAATATTAGTACTTAGCAACCTATTTAAAGCAGGAGCATCAAAAGATACCCCATTGTGCATTATAAACTTATCAACTGTAGTGGTCCAATCTTTAAATTGATTTAGATTATGATCGTCCCACACTAACACCTGTGATGTTTGAATATCTTTTGCTACTATGCAATGGATCTTCGTTGGGTTTAGAGAGTCTGTCTCTATATCTACGATTACGTTTTTCATATTCCTCATCCTGTCCACACCAGTTACACTCCTCTCCTTTTCCTATACCCATCATAGAGTTTTCCACAGGACACCAATGGTCCCACATTTCCTGTATCATACAGCAAAACTTTCTCCACACCCACACTGAGATGTGGCATTAGGATTAACAATTTTTAAGTAAGAACCTGCTATGTTGTTGGTAAAATCTATAATGGTATTCAGTACAAACATCATAGCTTCAGGTTGCACACATAAGTAACCCGTCCTAAGTTCAAACTTATCTTCGGTATTAAACTTGTCTGGTATTTCTTCTTGCAGTATGGTCCACTCATAGGTGAACCCTGCACAACCACCTCCCTTTACACCAAGCATAACACCTTGAGCATTATGATCTTTAATGATATCAGACAGATGATCATTGGCAGTATCAGTGATGGTAAGTAAAGCCATGCTATCCTCTCATCAATTTAAATAGACATAAAACGTAGGCTGTAATTACAGAAGACAGCCATATTCCAAAGCTGTTGGTAAAGCCTAATTCCTCCACATGGGTTGTAAGAATAAGAACTGTTACCAACATTATTACCCAAGATAATATCGGTATAAATATAAGAAAAGGAGTCCATTTAAGAAGGGTATTTACTATTGTTGTCAAGGTCTGGATCATCTTTAGATTCCTCTTCTGATGAATTAGAAAAATTCATATCTACTTTTTCCGTATCTTCTATATTTATTTTAAAGAAAGGCTCATTGCTTTTATACTTATTATCAATATGGACTATCTCTGAATCCTTTACAGTACTACCATCAGTAAACCATCCCCATGAACAATCATAATTAAAGACTACAAAAGTTAAAGTTCCCTTAGAGCCTTCCTTTATCCATTTTTCTATAAGTCTTTTCTTACGGTAAGGGATACGAACATCAGGAAATGGATAGTATTCTCCCTTCCAACCTTTCTTTACTTCCACCTCAAACTGAGCCAGTTGATCATCTTTCATACATCTAATATCAGCATTATAATTTTCCCTTTTATCTATGCCATGATAACCATTCCTTTCAAGCCAAGGTAATATAGCCTTTACTGCTTTAGGATGATTAGCATTATATAAACTTTTATTAAATTTCATACGTGGAAAATTTTCTTTTCTAACTTCCATTACTCATCTTCTCCTGTGTCAAATGGGTTATCAATCTCAGTCATTCTACCTGTCTTTCTGTCATAGAATAGATGGGTAGCTATGCCTGTCTCTCCGGTGTATCTGTTTTTCAAGATACGTACTGTCGT